TTAGTATTATTATTGAAGTGTAGAAACGAAAAAAGCCCAGCGTTTCGAGCGCTGGGCTTTGATTTGTTTTGCGTTAAAGCACTTAGTTATGCGGGTGGTAAGATGGGTAGTTTACAGGGGGGGGGGGTACTTGAATCGTTAAGGGTATAGCCTTCGTTTGAGATGAGGACTTTTCGCTTTACGAGATTCGACAATAGACCCTTAGTGACAGCGGCTTCGCAAGTCACACCCGTGCCTGTAGGGTTATGGACGCTCATGAATTTAATTATTTGGTCGCCCTTCATGCCAGGGTTGCGTTCGACTTCGTTCACAATTTTTAGTTCTTCGTCTGAAAAATCCATCCAAGACATTTTACTATCTCTCCTTTTAGCTACTACATTTAGCACCGCAGAATCATTATACCCGCCACCGGAAGTGCCCTCCGAATCATTGTATAGATAATTATGCATTGCTTCTTTTGCCGCTTTTTCTATTGCCATCTCAAAAATCAAACTCATGGGCGAAATATCCTTAGTAACTGGGGAAGTCGTTCGTAGAAAAATTAAGATAACACTATTGATCACCAAATCTATATAAAATATTTAAATTATTTTAAATTATTTTTGGCACTATTTACCCTCGGGCTACGCTCCGTGCCATCTCTCGAGCAAGATCGTTGCGTTTTTCGGCATAAATCTGCGTTGCGTCAATGGTCGAGTGACCTAGTTTTGCTTGTGCTCCTTCGAGTCCGTGAGTCTTTCTCGTCTGGGTTGCGACTGTGTGTCTGATCTGGAGCGGTGTCCAGTGCTCCATTGGGACGCGCTTCTTGGTTGCTACTTTGTACGCCTGTTTCCGGTCGGTTCGGTTGCCCGCTTCCCTAGCAAGTCTGCCTTCGTTGTATCTTTTTTGTGCCCCCTCGATGGCTCTAGCGTAGGAGTCGGCGCTGATCATTCCGCTATGGCCAGCATTGCGACCAACACCACGCTGGCACCAGACTGCGTCCTCGTCCCATAGGGGTTTCCTGACGGAGCGCATAAGATCGATGAAGGTAGAGTTCATAAAGATCATTCGGGTATCGCCTCGGTGGGAGTTCTTATGCTCTGCCGGTGAGTAGCACCAGATGCCTGGTTCAACCTCGGTGATCTCTGACCACCGCATCGAGCACAACTCCTTCACCCTCATGCCTGTTTCGATGTGCACTTTTAGAACTGCCTGATAGAGTGGTTTCAATAATGGCATGATCAAGTCGAAGTACTCGGTAGGCACTGGGGTGATCTTGTCGGGGTTGCGAAGTGTTGGGGCGGTACGCCAGTTGAGGTGCTGCACGCACGCCAGCGCTTGGTAGGTTTCAATCGGCACCAGTTCCCATTCAACACCCAACTTGAACACCTGCCTGATCTTGACGATGGCACCATTCACGGAAGAGATGCAAAGTTTTTTTCTTGGTGCGCCTTCCGACTTTGGAATGATGTCACGGTTCACAATGCCAGCACGAACTGCCAACAACACCGATGGGGTGAAGTCTTTAATTTTCATCTCAAGGTAAAGATCGAGTTCTCTCAGTGCGGATTTGACAACGCCGAGTTGCGATGTGGGCTTACCTGTGACTGGGTCTCGGTAGTAGACAACGGCGTGTTTGATGTAGGCGTTGACCAAGTCAGCAACGACTGGCTCGTTCGCAGGGGCGACGCGGGGCGTAACCTCTTCGCTGAGCAGCTCCGCCACCCAGCGGAGGTAAGCTTGCTTTGTGCTGGCTAGGCCCCAAGGGCCGAACCAGATTTCTTTTTTCGTCCGAGGGTCAGTAGCATAACCTCGGTCGGTGCCCTTATGGTGGCAGAATTTGGGGGTTCGCTTCATGCGTCGACTCCTGTGATGTTGTCTTGCTGGGGAAATCCCTGCAAGACGGTTAACATCATAGGGCCTTTGAAGCCTTTCCGTCAATGACGGATTTTTAATTTTCCAAATTCGCCATAAGTCTAGTCGGGGATACAGGATTTGAACCTGCGACCTCTTCCACCCCAACCGAGAAAAAAGACAACACGAAAAGCCCGCTGCTGATAGCGTTTGTTGCAGGCTTTTTGTAGGCTTTTGCGTTAAATTCTTTACGCATCTTTATGCAGGTTTACGCATGGTTTTAAAAGCAATTCCGTCAGACTTCCGTCAACCTCCGACCCCTTCCCCAGCGTGGAAGTGGTCGCAATTTTTCTCGGGTTGCCCTCAACCTGCGACCTCTTCCCAGTGCAGGAAGAGTCTCCGCATCACATAGCCCCGCACCAGACTGGCCAAGGTGAACACCCCACTCATGGTCAGGTTTTGCCCGGTCGTGGTTTCGATTCCCATTATTGAGAAGAGTGAAATCTGGATGAGTAGGGAAACAAGAAAGCCTGCGCCCGTGTTCGCAATGGATTCGACCAGGGACATTCGCTGGGTCTGGCTAGTCATCGAGATCGGGGGTGTGGAAGATCTGTGCCCCGTTATGCCAGCCGCCATCGATGCGCTTGCTGCCACCACCTTCAAGCTCCTTCGGGATCACGCAGTCATGCGGGTGATAGAGTGTCTCAAAGCGGGTGTGCCTGGCGATGAGGACTTGGATTTTTTCTTCGCTGCCCGGTCGTGCTAGCGTCGGCCCGAGTGGTGGCACCCGCAGTGAGTCTCGCTTGTTCTCCTCCTCTGCCTTGACGCACCCGAGCGAGTGCGACATCTTCGGCGTGTCAGGCCCCGTGCTCTTATAGCATTGGCGGCAGAGTTGCCTCGCCTCGTGGGGCTTGCGCTCTCCGCATGAGATGCAGGTGATGAGCCTGCGTGGTATGCGATCATAGCACTTAATGCAAAGCCCCTTGGCCCGGTGTGGTTTGCGTTCTCCGCAGGTGATGCAGGTAATCTCAGCCATCCAGTTTGCCTTTGGTTTTTGGTGGTATTTCGTAAGGGTCATTACCTCGGCCCCGTCTGATCTTCTTGAGCTTGACCTGAAAGCGGGGGTCGCTCAAGTCGATGAAGTTATCATCGAGGGATTCAAAGCACTTCTTGCTCGAGCCGTGTCTCGCGTATTCAATGACGAACTGCTGGATCAGTAACGGCATCAAGCTGTTGACATAATCCGAATCGACGCCGAAGGTGATCACTAACCTCCGTAGCATCAGCGTGCGCAAGTCTTCGGGGTCGGAAGCCTTGGCGCCGTTATCACGGTCGCTGTAGCATTGCTCTAAGTGTTTCAACCAAGGGTCTTCTTCCATGTGTGTTCCCTGTCTAGAGAGCGAGAGACCCGAGGAGCCAGAGGAGGAGCTTTGCGAGCTTAAGGAAAGGTCTATCACTGTAGCAGTGGCAACCACCATAGAGGGTGAACCAGAGGCACCATGCGACGAGCATTCCAGTGATGACCCTGTGGAAGGTAGTCATTTGTTTTTAAGATCGAATCTGCTTTTGATGTAGGCGAGAGTGGTGCCACCAGAAATGGCGAGGGTAAAAATGGCGGTGACCATTTTGGTCAACGAATCCGTGAGCGTTGCACTCTCGGTTCCGTTAACCATGCCCACGATCACCGCTAACGAAACGCCCTGGAGGACGAGCGTCGTCCAGAACTCTGAAGTTTTCCAACCCGATTTAAGCTTATCCATGAGGCACTCCTTATTATTCGTTCATCGTCTGCTGAAATTTCCATTTATCAACCGCCTCGTAATAACTTTCTTCTAAACCTTTTTCTTTCTTGGCTTTACGACTTTCCTCTTTACAGTTTCCACCACGACCTCGGGAGGCTTGGGTGCGAACATCGTGCCACCAATGCGCACTAGGGATGCCAACGCAGGGAAACCCGCCACGGTTAACCCGCCTGCCAACAACATCACAACGAGTGCGATGGTGCTGTTGCCAGCGTCAGGGGAGGTGGGCTTTGCGGGGGCTTTTCGTTTGTCAACATCCTTATTTGGATCGTAGTCAGGCCTTACCCTTCTAAGGGCATCAGCAAGGGCATTAGCCCCGCCATTGTAATCGGGTTGACTGTGTAGCACTTTGCCCGCGCCCCGTGAATCTGGGCCACCCTGCACCATGATGCGGGGTGTACCGGGAAGGAACCCGAGTTCCTTGACTGCCCAGTTGTCGGGCCGGTAGGACTGCACCAAGAGAGTGTCAACAAACACACTCAGTGCGGGGTTGCTTTCGAGATCTGCGATCACTGCCTTGCATTCAGACGGCGTGCCGATTACAGTTAGCCGAAGCTTTTCCCGATCATCGATGAGGTCTTTGCCCTTGCCCTCGATTGCGGAGTAGGCTTGTTTGCGGGTGACCTCTCGACCCCCGAGCCAGAACTTTTCCACGCCTGAGTCGATGCGTGAGCGATCGAGTCCGAAGTTTTGTTCCTGTTGTTCGATGATCTTTGCGAGGTGTGATGCGGGAGGCGGGAACGGGGCGAGCTCCTGGTCTGATGACCAGTTGCCGTCGGGCAATAGTTCCCGGTAGCATTGCCTCGCCATGATCCAGACGCCGAGTTGCTTACCTGCGCTGTAAAGGGCCGCTTGATCGGCATCGATGATGCGCCACTCATAAGGCGCTACGACCGCAGCGCTCGAGGGTGTGCCCCATTTCTGCCCGTAGACTTTGACCGGTTCGCCCTCGTTGTACGGCATCGGGGGAGGCGGGGGTGCAATCACGACCACGGCCCAGCCGCCACCACCCGAGACCCATCTCTTCTTGAACTCACTAGGGCTCATCCATTCGTACTTGGTTTCCCCCGGGAAGTTGTTATCTAGGATCGCTGCCCATTTTTCTGTGAGGTGTACTGCGTTGACCATGTGTGCGATCTTGCCTGAGTACCTGGGTGAGTAGCCATAAGTAACCGAGGGCATCCGACCCGTAGTGAGTGCAAGCTTAATAAGTGCGGGGTCGCTTCCCTCGTACTGAAGATACTGTGCGCCGTCGCAGTATTTAGCGAGCATCTTCTCGACCTTGGAAGGGTAGCCACCACCCTGCTCTCTTGTCATCTTCTGCTGTAGTCCGAGGATGCTATCCACATTTTGCCAGCGCCCTGCGTGCTCGATGCTGGTGAAGACGCAAAGGCCCGCGCCGTCTTTGCCTCCGGTGTTCTTCATTTGCTGCGATCCGGGGAGATCGATTTGGATTTCCTCGGCGCCATCAGGAGAGGTGCGACCACCCTCAACGGAGGTGGCCTCGATCTGGGAAAAGAGCAAGAGCCATAGGAAGAGGTTCATCGTGTTGCCTTTCGGGTTACTGCGCCTTGAGTAATTTGCGGATAGCTTTAATTTCGGCTTTGGTTAAAAAGTTATCTTCTTGCTCTGCGTCACGCTCTGCCTTATCCGCTTTGCGTTTCGCTTTTTCCTCTGCCGAAATATCTTTGACTTTGGTTTTCACTGACCATTTGCCCTTTACCTTTTTCGGTGCTTCAACTTCCGTGTCTTGTGTGAGGTGATCCGTTTGCGGTGTGTCCTCAATTTCAACTAGGACATAGGTTGATCCTTCCACATCGCCACCAGTCCAGCCCTCTGCAAAGCTAGTCTGCGGGTGGTTGGCGTGTGGATAGGATGGAAACTCTAAGATTGTGTCACCGTTTATTTTTGCGTATTGCATGGGTTAACTCCGAGTGAAGATTGAGACTGTGTTGCCACCGTTATTAGCTGCGTATACGCTTGCACCATCGGCAGAAATGCAAACACCGTATGGGCTAGAACCAGTCGCTATTGAAGTCCCGCCACTTAGTGCGCCGCTAGTTGTGTTGCGAGTAAAGATAGAAACTGTGGCGCCACCGGCGTTAGTTGCGTAAACGTTCTTTCCATCGGCAGAAATGCAAATGCTTCTTGGACTAGACCCAGCCGCTATTGTAGTAGTGCCGCTTAGTGCGCCGGTAGCTGTATTGCGTGTAAAAATCGAGACTGTGTTGCCACTGCTATTAGCTGCGTAAACGCTAGTGCCATCTGCAGAAATGCAAACACCGTAGGGGTTTGCGCCAGTCGCTATTGAAGTCCCGCCACTTAGTGCGCCGCTAGTTGTGTTGCGTGTAAAAATCGAAACTGTGCTTGATACAAAATTAGTTGCGTAAACGTTCTTTCCATCGGCAGAAATGCAAACACCGTAGGGGTTTGCGCCAGTCGCTATTGTAGTCGTGCCACTTAGTGCGCCGCTAGTTGTATTGCGTGTAAAAATCGAAACTTTGGCATTAGACCAATTAGTTGCGTAAACGTTCTTTCCATCGGCAGAAATGCAAACGTTTCTTGGACCAGGCGCAGCAATAGTTGATGTGCCACTTAGTGCGCCGCTAGTTGTATTGCGAGTAAAGATAGAAACTGTGGCGCCACCGGCGTTAGCTGCGTAAACGTTCTTTCCATCGGCAGAAATGCAAACGTTGTAGGGACTACTTCCAGACGCAATTGTGGTCGTGCCACTTAGTGCGCCGCTAGTTGTATTGCGTGTAAAAATCGAAACTGTGTTGGATATGGAATTAGTTGCGTATACGCTTGTACCATCGGCAGAAATGCAAATGCCGTAAGGAGTAGACCCAGTCGCTATTGTAGTAGTACCGATTAGTGCGCCTGGTGCTGCGCTGCCTCTAGCCACACCCATCAAACTGCGATAAATCGGCATTATAGATTCTGGCCTCCAACCATTGCAAACCATACTGTGCCGCCGTCGACCGTCGTAAGAATTATTATGTCACTTTTTAAATTGGTAGAGGTAAGTGTAGGTGCCGTTCCACTCGGCCATTTTACACTCGCTGGCCAAGTTATTGTGTAGGCTGTGCCTGTCATTGCTAGAATTAATGTGAGGCCAAAAGCGGAACCGGTGGCCGGTATATTCGAGAAGGTCAAACTTGTGATTGCTGCGTTTAAGCTCACATGAAACACATTGCCTAAAGCACAATTTAACGCCAAAACGCCTGCGGAAATTGTCGGTGCTGTTTTCACTTCGATTAAGCCGGTAATTGTTGGCGTGGTGATCGCTGGCGAGGTGGCGAAAACTAAACTTCCTCCAGTTCCGGTTTCATCCGTTACGGCGGTCTTTAGATTGGCAGAACTTGGTGTAGCAAGGAATGCGGCGACACTAGTGCCGAGTCCGCTTACACCTGTCGAGATAGGAAGGCCAGTGCATGAGGTCAGCGTACCGCTGGAAGGTGTGCCAAGTGCGCCTGCCGGTACTAGGTAATCAGTGCCTGCGGTTGCTGCACTAATTGCAGTTGCATTGCCTTTGAGAATGCCGGTTATCGAGGTCGTTATTGTTATCGCTGGCGTGGTCGTGTCCGTTGCGACGCTACCACCAAATCCGTTTGCTGATACTACGCTTGCGCTCGTTACTGTTCCAGCGCCGCCGCCTGCCGGTGCGGTGCTCTGCCACGTCGTGCCGTTGCTGGTGAGGACATTTCCAGAGGTTGAAGGCGCTACAAAAGTAGGTGAGCTAGTGCCGTTGCCAAGGATTACATTATCAGCCGTTAAAGTTGCCAAGCCGGTGCCACCAGATGCCACGTCGAGCGTGGCAGATAAGGATGCTGCCGAGCCGGTGATTGATCCAGAAGGAATAACATAATCAGTGCCTGCGGTTGCTGCTGCGATAGCGGTGCCGTCGCCGATTAAAAGCCCTGTGATTGAAGTCGTAATTGTTATCGCTGGCGTGGTCGTGTCCGTTGCCACTGTGCCAGCAAAGCCGTTTGCGCTTACTACGCTTGCCGTTGTTACTGTTCCGCTGCCAGCGGTTCCGCTGTAAGCAATCGTAAACGATGGATAAGTTCCGGTAATGGTAATGCCGGTGCCGTTCGTGAGCGTTACCGTCTGATCTGGTTCGTCGTTGGTGATGATGCCGGTAGCGTTGTCGTAGCTTATGCCTGTGCCTGCTGAGAGTGCGAGTCTTGCGTCGGTGTCCGTGTATTGCGTGATATCGCAATCAATCGTAAATGAAGGGTAAGTGCCAGTAATGGTAATGCCGGTGCCGTTCGTAAGAACTACCGTCTGATCTGGTTCGGAGTTTGTGACGGTGATATCACCGGTGGTAACATCAAGTGAAATTCCAGTGCCTGCAATCAGTGAGGAAACGCCTGCCCCTCCGGTGTACGCTGTAGTCTGCACGGTGGTGTCTGCGAAAGTTATTCCTAAATGCGTAACTTCTGTGCCTGTTGACGCTGAAGAATCCCATGCACGAAGTGTAGTGCCAGCGAGCGAGTCTAGATAAAGGGGCCGTGGTGTTGCCGAGCTTTGCTCGGTGGTTACCAGCCAGCCAGCTTGCCAGTTAAATTCGTAGCCCACGGAGCAAACTATTGAGATGCCATAATTGCCGCTTCGTGCGGTGTCGAAGGTTCCCTTGCCGATAAATTGCCCACTGGTTCCATCGAAAACAATGTTGCCGGTCATCGTGCCGCCAGCAAGTGGCAGAAAAGCGCCGCCGCTAGGCGTAACAAAAGTAAGAACGCCTGCGCCGTCTGTTTCGATTACTTGGCCTGCGGTGCCGTCTGCCGTCGGAAAGGTCAAGCCGTTGTTAACAAGGCCAGCAAACTCGACCGCGTCCGTTGTGTTTAAAGTCTGATCAAAGGAGTCGCCGGGATCACCCTTAAACCCACGGCCATCGTAGACTGTGACTAGCGTTTCGCCTTGCGTGACTGTGACGATGCCAGATTCTGTGACCACGACGATATCAGGCACGGGTCACCTCCGCTTTCACGGTGAAAGTGCCTTCGATGAGTCTGATCACCGTTGCCCCCGAATAAAGTTCAAGGTCGTAGTAGTATTTACCAGGCGTAATCGCCTCCATCGTGGCCGCGTCAACGAGTAAATCCACAGTTCCAGCGGCACCGCCAAGCGTGATTCGGGTGTTTTCGGTGGTGAGCTCCAGCGTTACGGTTGCGCTTGCTGCGGTTGGCCTTACCTGCATCGCTGCGGTGTAGCCTGTCAGATCGGTCTCGACCTCGTCAGCGTCGGTGTACAATATGGTACGGGCTAGGGTTGCGCCCTGCTCTGCCGCAAAGTTGTAGATTCCTGCTGGCATAATGACCTCCGAAAAAAAGAATATTACCGAGGTTAATCTGGCTTGGTTGGCGATGCAAATCGCTCGCACTAGCTAGGGGTCTAAGTAGGTATAACTCCATCAATGTTGTAGACTGCGGTGGCAAAGCACTCTGAAACATTAGGTGCTGCAATGTTCTGGTAGGGTGTGCCAGACATCCTAAAGAAAACAATTTTAACTTTACCACTGCTTAACACTGCTGGCTCGTTATAAAATTGATCACCACCATAGCCGTAAGCTGCTGCCACTGGCCGTGTAAACTTCAAAGGTTCGCTAAACAAATAGCCACCACTATACTTGTCAGAATACACATAACTAAAGGCACCAAGCATAGAGGTATAATTATATGGTTGCCCAGGCGGAATGCTGTAGGTAGGACTGCCAACTAAAATGTTTCTGTAATATATTGTCAGTCTAAGCCTAACCCTATTAACCACATTTACCGCAAGAGTAAATGGTTCTGATTCATAATTCTTATACCCTACTTTTTCCAAAACAATAGAGTCAGGTAAATCATCGCTGTAGTTGTTGGTAGTCCACCCACGGACTGGGTACAAACTTCCAAATCTTTCCAGCTTTGCCACATCGCCTACAACTAAAGATTTTTTTAGTGTAAGTGTTTCAGGAAGAATCTCAGCCATGTAATCGCCTGAGAAAGTAGCGGATACAGTTTCAGGAACAACAAAAGCAACATAGAACCTTGGAGGTGTAAAGGGGTATGGTTGAAGTTGCATGGAAGGGATGGAATCAAAACAAGTGCCATCACTAACGCTGGCAAGACTTCCAAGGTTCACGGTAGACATATAGGCCGGATTAATACTAAGAGAATAAGATGAACTTGAAAAAAAATTCTGCGACACAATCAAGGAATAAGTAGCTATGTAATCTGAACCTACTAAAGCTATTGTTACAAACAGTTTTAAAGTAACTTGGTAATCGTAAGAAGTTTCACCGTATGTTGCCCTATTGATTTTAAAATTTATATAGTACATATTAAAAATTGTACCTGCAGGGCCATAAGGGACTCCTGATGGGTATGTAGTACCATTCTCCAGATATAAATCCCAAGAACCGTTTATCATTCCAAGAATGGTATTAGCACCAAAAATGGTAGAAGAGTCAGGGGCATAGCTATCGGAAAGAAGTGGAGCAATTGAGAAACCAGATAGATTTACGGACACCATCTTCCTAAGCTTTTCAGGCCCAGGTAGAACAGTATCTTGATCTTCATTTATTTCGTCATCACAGCATTCCAAGTATAAGGGCTTTAATCTGTAATCTGTTGTTTTTTGTCCGTTACAAGTGAACAGATCGCCTGAACTAGCGAACACTATTGGGATTAAACTTTCCGCATCTGCGTACGATGCAGCTAGTCCAATAGTATGACCAGTCTTAAACAGATAATAAAAGCCGTCCGTGTTTGTTCCGGTTGGAAGGTTGTAGAGTGGACTGCCCTTAACAAGCTTCACCGCTAAAGGCCTTCCAGAATTTATGGTTAGGTTGTAGTAAGGGTGAGTAGTTCCAAGCGTCCACAGTCCTGTTGCACTGCTGTAGGTCGTGAGCGAGTTTAAGGAGATAGATAGGCCACCTAAAACGACTTGCATTTCAAAACCTCCATCATTGTCGATTTTGTTAGCATCATGAGATTAGCCCATGTGACCTAATGCGGGCTAAAAGTAAATTAACTTGCGTTGTTAAATCATCGATAGCCGTCTGCGTTGTCGATGCTGTTGTGGCTAAGTCTGCACTGGATATCGTGTGCGTTGCCACATCCGTGACTGCTGCTTTTCTGCTGCTGACTACCACATTGCCACCTACTGTGAGACCTGCTGGTGTCGCTGCTTGAAGGTTCCAACCCTTTACACCACTTGAGTTCGTGGAGTATGCGTAGTAGTTACCAGGCGTTGCCGTATCGTTGACCAGTTTCATTGCGGTAAACACACTGGTATCATTGGGGTTGCCACCTCCTGTGATGCTGTTGGTGGTGGTAACGCTTGGTGTCGTGAACACTACGCCGCTGGTAGTGCAAGTCACAGACTTAAAATTAGCACCTGAATAGGTGTTCGGTGTATCCGTCAGACCTAGGAAGTCTGCTGCCGTTGGTGCGCCAGAAAAGTTCGGGCCAAACTCCAAAGCATTTGCTGCTTCATTTACCATCACAATTCTAGAAGCATTTCCTACAAAACTTTTAGGCACCACATCCACCAGCCCTAGAAAATTCTTAAACACTGCGCCATCATAATCCGATGTAGTAAGACTCGCAGTAGTCACTCCTATACCGCTGCCATCGGTATGACACACCACCCCCGTGACCACTTCAAAGGTGGAGCCTGCACCACCTGCGTTAGTCTTAACGACAAACACCGGCAACCCTGCCGAGGTGTAGCCCGAGAACTGCCCCATGTAGTGAGAACCCACGGTGAGGGCCGCGCCGTTTAACTCTCTGATTTTAACCTCATTTATGTCGTTCATCGTGTTAGTGCTGGCGTGGTAGTCCACCCGCTGGCCAGTGCATAGAGGCGAGCCCAGAGACGTCACCCTCACCACCGACATCGTGGAACCGCCGAGCATGGGCCCGATCCGTGTGGGTTCGGTCGTGTCGCCCTCGACCGACTTCACCACTCTGGCGATGCGTCTGGCACTATCTTCTGTAAAGCCATAGGCGCTGCTCATTAGAGAATCTTTCTGTAGATCGGAGTGAGATAGGTGTAAGGGATATCGTCGTAAAGTCGGAAGGCTAGGAACCCGCCGTTCTCTATACTAGGTGCGACCCCGTGATCGAGAGGAATGCCAGTGTCACCCATGATGATCACACCATTCGGGAGAACATTGCCCGCAACATCTCTTGCGGTAATTAGCTTAGTGCCGTTCCATTCGGTGTAACTATGGTTCAGGATTTCAGCGTCCCAGTTTTCTTTGTTTAAGAGATACTCAAGCGAGATGCGCCAATACTTGACGCCGTTCTCATAGACCCGCTTTGCTGTGACTTTGTCCAGGAGCATAGTCCTCGGGCCAAAGCCCGAGAATGAGTTTGTGTTGACGCACTTGACTCGATCCATCCAATCCAAGGCGATGAAGGTGGCGCTGTTGAACTCCAACTTCATAGCTAATAGGGGGCGGCTTGCCATCACGGGCGGGTCGAACCGCTCCCCGTTGCCGTTGATCATCGGCTTAACGGGGGTGCTAAAGTCCTCGGTCATCACATACTCTTTATCGACCGTACTAAAATCAATGTCCGTAGGCCGAGTCAGCGGGTTCTCGTTCGCCTCGCTGGCCTTCTCTTCGGGGCTCGCTCCCTTGTTCTGGCTTGCTACCTCTGGGGGCTGCGCTGCGCTTGGCGTGGAGCTCGGCGCCACGGTGTCGATATTAGAGTTGTAACTGCAAGTGATTTTCCAGAAGTGCGGGTCTTCCATCTGGCTTGCAGTCCTACCGACACAGAAGGCTTTATCATATTTTGGATGCACTGAGAACATGGCGGGCAGGTTCTCACCGAAGAGGTTGGGCACATCGTCGGCCATGTCATTGGTCTGCACAATGAACGAGCGCACCAGCGAGACCTGGCGCTTGCTGTCATCGCTACCGGTTCGGCCTTCAAATGTTTCGTAGGTGTTCACGACTGCCATGAGGGCTCCTTAGTTAATTGCCCAGTTAGCTACATTGCCTTGGTTTGCTGCCGCTGCTGCGGTTGCTCTTGCGTACTCAGTCGCAACCCTTTGCTGCTCAAGTGCCTGCTGCTGGACTCGCAGAAGTCTTTCTGCAGCGCTTTCCCCGCCGTTCGCGTTCTGAATCTTGAGCACTTGCGAGAACGCCGCTGCGCTCCCCTTCATCAATGCACCGGGATTCTTGAGTTCTTCCATCGCTCCCACGGATCTTTCGAGCTCCGCAGTTAGTTGCGCTGCACCCGCTGCGAAAAGATCGGGCCGATCCGCAAGGGTCATCTTGAGCTCTTCCATTTTTCTGCGGTAGGTTTCGAGCGGGCTTTCAATGTTGGAAAGCTCCCTGATCCAGGCGGGCACCTGATCACCGCCCATGAATGCGTTGAGGCCAGAGATGTCGAGGGCGTCGAATTGGGATTGAATCCCAATGATTGAGTTGGCGTACTCTTCGTTCGTGATGGTGCCTCGCTCAAGCTGCATATCCAAAGCAGCAAAGGCTTCGTCCTTGACCTTTTCAAGAGAAGCACCCATCTCTTCAACGGAGATGTTTCCAAATGCTAACTGCCTTTGGAACAATGCAATTGCGGAAGCTGTGCCACCCGAAAGCTGCTTCAAGAAAGCGCCATACCCTATAGTCTCGCCCAGCATCCCTAGATGGAGGCCATCCGTGAAGGTGTGGAAGTTGCTTTCAATCTTATCCAGTGCCGTTGCAGTATCGAAACCTTCCGAGGATGCGCCAGCGAAAGCATCGTTAAAGCTCTTCATAAACTTTGCGACGATGCCCTCGGCAGTGTTCATGCCTGTGTTGCCGATCGATTCTAAAATCGATTTGAATGCGTCGTTCATTTTTTTCTTGATCGCTTCTGCGTCAATGCCTGGGCCGCCACCATCTACCTTGCTATTAGCGTAAAGCCCGCCCGTAATACCGCCGATGATCGCTCCGGGGACAGCGCCGACGCCACCCGCTACCGAGCCAGCAAGAGCGCCACCGCCTGCGCCAGCGGCAATACCTGCCACGATTGCTGCAAACTTCTTGAGCCCGCCCACAGCGTTAATGATTTCATTGATCACGGTGATCGCCCCACTCATTACCGATTGCATGGAGACCATCACCGCTTGAGCGAAGGAAACAACCACCGCCCTAATGCTGTCGATATTTCCGACCGCTACATCCGCGCCGCCCATCGTGGTGAAGAAGTTTACCAGACCCGAGAACGCTTGAAATAACACATCCCGCACCACCGAGAGAACCATGCCTATATTTTTTATTGCTGGAATCAACGAATCAAAGTTACTGCGTAAGTTTTGCATGAATCCGATCAGGCCTTGCGAGAACCCTTTGAGATCCAAAGCCTCCACAATGACCGAGCCGAACTCGGTAAAGAATCCCTCGACCTCGCCAGCGAGCCGAGCGTAAATACCTTTGAGCGTTCCGGCTTGCGCCTCTGCCTGCTTGATCACCTCGGGGTTGCTTTGCATATTGTTCAATGCGTTGAGTGCTGTCGCCGTCCCGACTTCATTGTTAGCCAGCATCCCCATCGCTTCTTGTGCGCCGATCGCTCTGCCCTTCACTATTGACAACCTTTGTGCCAGTGCATCGTAAACCGGCAGGCCCATTGAAAAGAGTGTTGCGAAATCATCTTTGGAAACTTGCCCGGTGCGCATCATGTTCTGAGCGACTTCCCCTAATTTATTAAACACATCCGTGGCACCCGAACCAGCAACTAAACTAGTTCGCCCGAAGCTTTCGATCATCCTCGCTGCATCTGCGCCCGAGACCCCGAGGCCGAGGAACCCGGTAGCTAGATTGCCGACCGCATCCTGTGCGATGCGCCCCTGGTTGGCGATCTCGCCCATCACGCCACCAAGACGCTCGGCATTGGCTTCGCCAGCGAGCCCTTTGATGCGGGTCAGGATCTCTTCGGTGTTTGCGAAGGCCATCACCGCACGGTCATAGATTTTGTAGACGCCATAGGATGCGAGAGCGCCCCCGATCGCGGTGACCGGGTTCATGATAAGGTTGGTTACACGGCTGAAGATAGAAGATGCAGCACTGCTGATTTTTGTTTCGACATGGGTGAGGAACGATGCGAGCTTTGACTTGGCTTGCGATTCTTTTGCGGCATCGCCACCACCCACTGGAGCTTGCCCGCCCTGGGTAAGAAGCTTCAGCGCATCCTTGCCTGAGATCGCACCCGAGGCGATCCGCTTCATGACTTCTGCGGTTGTTACTGCTTTACCTTCAACCTTGGAAAGTTCCTTGGCCATCGCATCGAACGCTTTCACGCCCATGCTTTCCAGCGCCTGAATGTCTTTAAGGAGAACCTTATCCGACTCGCCGATCTTTCCGAGGATGCCAGCGAATGCCTTGCTCGCTTCGCCTGCGTTCTTGGCAAACTTCCCTATACCTTTACCGAACTTGTCTAGGGTTGAAGTGATCGTGTCCGCATCGAGGCCGAGCTTCTTTAAGCTGACCGCAAAGGCGAGAGCGTCGTCTGCACCGAGCTTAGAAGTCTTGGCGAACTTATGCAAGGCGTCGCCCATCACCCCGGCGACATCATCATCGAAATGCTTGGAAGCCTCCGAGGTTACTGCCTCGAGGCTTCCCATGTCCTCTTTAACTTTGTCGAGGTTGGTGATGAAGTCAGTTATGGAAAGACCCATCGAAACATTTAATGATCCGATAGTTTTTGCCATCATCGACTCCTAGGTTTTCTTAGTGCCCATCGCTTGCGCCCAAGCTTTCAACCCTGCGAAGTTGTCGGCTTTCTTGTTTTCCCCGTACCAGTCCGGGATGAAGTCTTTCACCTCGAGCACCTTCGACTCGCTGCCTCGCCACACATTCGCTGTTGTGCTGCACACTTGCGCTGCATGAATGTCGGCACGGTCTGCGTCAAGTGGCTCGATCGTGGAGAAAGCCATCCACTCGGTCAACTCCTGGGCATCCATGCCATCGAGGAGCTCCGAGACGGTTTTCTTTAAGTGCCCAGCGAGACGGAATAGAAACCGCCTCCCCGGACGCTCGATTAGTTTTTTCTTGCTTCCTCGACTGCACCGCCACTCATGCCGTTATGACGGGCGCACGCATCGAAGAGAATACCCACAAGAGGCGCAGGCATCTCGCCCACAGCTTCGACCTCGGCATCGGTGAAGATTCGCTTGCCCGCTTCATCGGCGATCGACCGCACCACGAGCTTGGCTCGGATGTTGGACAAGTTGCCCGACTTTGAGCCCGCTGAGATTTCACTTTCAAGTTGATCACGCTCACGGGAGCTGATCACTCGCAAGAAGACTTTGCCGCCGAGCTCGGGGATCTCGATCTCCCCGAGCTTATATGCGCTGCCTGCACTTAATAACTTTTGCTTGTCTAAAATAACTAGAACTCCTTAATCAAAAGTCGAAGGTAATTTTGCCTACTGGTTTAACGCCCACGGTAGCTTTCACCGTGTTATCGCCCGTTGCGATGCCATCGACTTGACATTTGGTCACGATACCTTGGAAGGTCACGGTGCCGCCTATGCCTGCATCTCCGAGGGAGATAGAGCAAGCTTGCTCTGCGGATGCGCTAGCGAGGTCAAGCATCGCAGCGACTGCACCAATGCCAGCGCCAACACCCACGATTACCGTGGCACTCATTTCGCCACCATCGACCATGCCCGCTGCGTACTCTTTCGCATTGTCCTCACTGCCAAGGTTGGTGATATCAACTGTTCCACGGGTTGCGCTCGGTGGTGTGATGTCGGTCAATCCGCCGAGCGTAGTGCCACCGATAGTGATGGACGACCCTTGTGTTGTGACTGCTGCCATAATTAAGACTCCCTATAGATGATGGAAAAATCCAAAGACGAATGATAAAACACGGTGTCCGAGCCCTCGAAGAACTCGGGTTGGTCTTGCTCATCACTCACGCTAACGCCGAGAACGACCACCCCGGAAGAGGTGCCGCGAAAGTTGTCCATCACGATTCGCATTTGATTCATGATGGTTTCGACTTCCGATTGTGTTGTTGCAATAACATCGCACTGCATTCGCACTTCAGGCACTTTCGTATTGCCTGCGTCGAGCGTTGCCGACCTTATGGTGCTGATGCGGTGGTAAACGATGTACGGAAGCGTGGGCTTTTGTGGCGCACGACCGGGATAAATGCGGGTGCCCACATAACCAGACATAGTAGCATCGTCGATTAGTCGGGCTCGAAGGGCTTTGCTAGCACTCATGCCGCCCCCCTGTCTACCGCTTCGCCTAGTATCGCTGCGATTATGTTAAGTGCCTGGTCTTTGGTTTCGTCCCACGCTGGTCGAAGGTATGGCTTGGGTCTACCACCGGGATGCAATTTGCCATCGGCTTTATAGTCTTTGTCTTTGCGTGTCAGAAGCATTTCATTGGTCACATCGCCTGCACCCGTTGGATGCGCTGCGGTGCCGTACTCGACAAAGTGAGCGTACTTAGTCGGGATGTGTTCGAGCTTTCCGATCTTTACCCCTGCCCGTCTTCGTGGCCCGATAACAGCGTAGGCGTATTGCTCTGATTTTTTGAGCACTACCTTTTCCCTGATGTCTAGGGCGTTTTGTAACACCCGATGTTTTATTGAGACTTTTCGGATTGCTGCTGCAACCACAAGTTTGCCCGCTGCTTGCAATGCGTTTTTCAATCCTTCTCGCTTTACCTTGGTATCGATATGCTCCATCAAGGTGAGCAAACCTTTTAGCGATGAGGAGTCGATTCTGATTTCTGCTCTAGGCATTAGTTCCCCCTTTCAATCGCATCGATCTCGAGTTCCCATGAGCCCTCATCAATGTTTCTGATGCTCACGATCTCAAGTGTGCGACTTCCCATTGAGATGCGATCGCCGTGAAGGATGTCTGCCTTGAATCGAATGCGCACACGGTGCGAGATGGAAGCCTGCCTCGCCATGCCTTGCTCTTGCTCCCTGCCTGAGAGCGGGCGAACACTCGCCCAGGTCGTGTAGTAGGTTGCCCAAGAACGGGTCACCTGACCGTAATCGTCCACGGTGGTTGATTCATCACGCTGAAAGCTTATTCTCTGGGTTAATTCGCCAGCTTTTAGCATTAGTTGACAATGCCTCGACTAAACATTTTAACGATGTTATCGACCGCGTAGGGCACTTCGTAGCCCTGCGCTTCTCCTACTGTCTCGCGCTGGTTGTACCAGTGGCCGACGAGCATCTTGATCGCTTGTTTTAAAATCGCTGGCACCGCTGCTGCGTTGCCGCAACCTGCGACATAAGTCACCACGATGGAGTTGTAATCGTCGAGGTAGTCAGGCCAAGTCTCATCGTAAGCGGGCATGACACGACCCGGGTTCGAGGTTATGTCAACCTGATAAAGTTCGTTGTTCCATGTCTGAAGGTTGCCATCGAGGTCGTAATATTGGATTGAGCTCACCGACTGAACTGGGCCTTCGAGGTAGAGGATGCCGCTGTCGGGGAAGTCATCGATCGAAAGCGCAAGAGTCTGCGTCACCATTTTGTGACTGGCCATCTGCTCGAGCTGCTGTCGCGCTGCGGTGATGAGCGTATTAATTAGAGCGTCATCGTCGTTGCCATCGATACGGCTGTGCAGTTTCATTTCTGCGAGGGTGATCGGTTCGGTCGCTGGAGGAGTGACGACGGTCAACATTAGCGTTTCTCTTTTTGTTTTTTCGAGGTTGCCTTCTCAGCCTTGATTTGTCGGGTTTCCGAGACCGGAGGAACGAGCGCTTCTTCAGCGCTCGCCCATCCGAGTCGGATGCAATTAGCCGCTTCATCGAGCGGGAGGTCGTACACCAGATTTGCATCATAGGTGAACGACAGGCCCGCCACGGAAGTATGAAATTTAATTTTCATTAGCTAGCTGCCATTACCATATGCTTGATTGGATCAGTGCCAGCGTCGAGGATTCTTCCGTCGTGACGGGAGAAACCAACAAAGCCAACTTGGTGGTAATCAGCGTATCGTTCTTCAAGGCGCAAGAGTGTGAAGTCCTGAACATCTCGAATGATATACTTGGAAAAATCACCGAAGAAGATGGCCTTCGCAGATGCTGCGAGGGTTGCACAATCTTGATTGATCACAATCGGGGAACCGAGCAAAGTACCAGGGGATGCGGCACTAATATCGGGCTGGAAGATCGGGCGATTCTGATCATCGACCAATTTTCGCACCGCTTTAAAAGTGGTGTCGTGCATCATGAACTTAGCATTGCCACGGTAGGAAGGGTCAACCGAGTGCTGAAGATCCAAGAGCTCGGAGTAGGTGATAGCTGCAACAGCGGCAGCGGTAACACCAGCACCCGAAGCGGTGATGCCTTGTGGCTTAGAGGAGTTGTCACCCGTCGTGAAATGGGTGTTAAGGATTCTTGCGATCCTCTCGCCCAAAGCGCCACCGATGAAACTTTCTAGATCGATCGCAGAGTCTTGCAAGAGTTCAGCAGAAACTCGGATGAGCTTCGATGAATACTTATAAGCTGCCAAAGTGATCTGGCCGAAAGTGATATCTTGCTCAGCAACTTGAGTGTTTTCAGCAAGGATTGCGCCAACATTACTGTGATCGCTCACGGTAGGTATTGGCAACGAATTACCTTCGGCTGTTCGCAAGATGGTTGCGACTTCTCGCATCCCGCCGAACGACAGCAAAGAGGCTTCAAGCTGATTTAGGAAACCTTGGGGAACGGTATAACCACCAGCGGCAGCGGTCAAGGATTGCGCACGGGCTTCGGCTTGTGACTTAGGAGCTTTAGCGTTGAGCTTGAAGCTCAAGCGATTGTTGCCAAGTTCAAGGCCAGAGCGCTGTGCAGCGTTTCTTTGTTCATTGGAGGCACCGTTTACGCTATGAAATCCGAGCCATCCTCGTAAGGCCAATGCTCTATCTGAAGTGCTTTGACGATCGCCAAAATCGCGCACAAACGCAGGCGCTTCGATCGGTGAAGAGCGACGCACTGCGGGTCTTTTAGAGGAAGCTTCCAAGCTTGCAAGCTTTTCGCTGCGAGCGGAAGCGGCTTCTTCGGGTGCGGCTTCTGTTGGGGCTGCGCCTTCGAGTTCGCTGATGCGGGCTTCGTGTTCGTCAACCTGAGAAACCAAAGCCTCAAAAGCGGTAGCTTCTTCGGGGGTCAGTTCTCGCTTTTCGGTGGTGCCGTTAGCGTGGATCGCACGGGCTTCGGCAAGTTTTGCGGTGCGCTGGTTGCGCAGGGTTTCGATTTCGGTCATGGTGTGGATTCCTAATATTTTTGCTATTAGGGCAGTGCATCAGTCTCGGTGAGAGACATAAAAAAACGCACAGGCCCCTAGTTCGGGAAACTGTGCGTAAAGACTGCACTGATTTCGATAGACCGATTAAACCACGGATCTGCGATCCGTCAACAATCGTGCCAAAAAAAAAGGCCCGCCGGTGAAGGCGAGCCTAGGGAGAGCGGGGGCGCAAAGAATTAAGCTTCGTGTTAAGCCCTTAGATAAAAACCTACTTCCTTCAATTTTATCTTAATAGCTTTCACAGCAGCAGACCCAATGCGGGGGAGCATTGTTAGCTCCTCTTCTGAAAATTTTAAAAGGTTTGAAATGGTTGCGGGTGGTGCGCAGTGTGTATCAAGTGTGTATGTTGTACCAGCGGGCAAACCTAAAGAAGAAATAGGTAGACCTAGGAAATCCGACCCTGCTTCTTCTACAACCTCATCGCTCTGCTTTTTCGCAAGATCCGGCTCAAGCAACTCGTAAATTAATTCTGTTGTTTCGGACACTTCAAAGTTCTGCCCTTGCTTGGTAAACACCTTGGAGACGGTCAGGTGAACATCAGACCCGCCTACTTGGAGCACGGTCAATATTTCTTTCTTCTTGATTATTACGGGGTTGCCACTAATGGCATCTGTCAATTGCACGAAATGTCTCATCTCGCATATCCTTTTAAAAGGTTTTAAACTTTCTTGGGTCGTCCGGGTGGACGGCGCTCCAAGGTCGGGAGGTCTGCTGGATCGATCAGATAGTCACGCCCGATGCGCTGGGCCCGGAGCTTCCCCGAGGCGATCAACGCCTGCACCCGCCTCGGAGTGACCCCGAGGAAGGCAGCGGCTTTGGATACGGTGATAAGGTTAGTCATTAGGCATCATGATTTCGATTTTACTTAGGATCGACTTCTTCGACGCTTTTTCCGCTTTAGTCTTGCCACGCAAGCCACTAGCGATTTTTTTCATAATTAAATCCTTTACCTTTGCTGGCGCGGTCTTCTTTGGCATTTCAAAAAGTTCTTTCCAGATTCTGCCATCAAAAGACATAAATCCGATAATTTCTTTGCCGTCGTAAACCTTGGCTTCGCCCCAGTTGCCAGCACTATAACCGCAACTTTTCTGTAGCTTGCTAACTTTTGCTCTTAGTTCTTCGATAGTCTTTTCGTAAAGATTCCATGTCATTCCGCCGGTGCTTGCTGATTCTCCTTTGTTTACATCTCCGTGGATGCTGACTTCTAAGCCAAATCTGTTTTCTACTTTTTTGATTACTTTGTTCTTAGTCATTTCTATCTCCTTTTTAGCCCACCCGACTGATCACTTGTCAGTCGTTATGTGGTTAGTATATAGTATTGTTCGCTGTGACGAACTATTTATTATAGATAATTAGAAAGTATTTTTACGAATTTTCTAAAAGCTCTATTTTTATAGGCTTTGGTAGGGTGGAGGAATTCCCCCACCCTAGTCCACGGAAAGGCGTTTGCGTGAACTAAGGCGGTTGCTTAGTCCAAGTTGCTGAACTACCGATCACCCCGGAGGCGAAGCTCCCGCAGGCGTTGCGCTGACCTGATGGCGTCCTGGGTGTAGATCGAAAGCGACCTCACAGCCACCGAGGTGTCCGGGTAAGCGGGATAAGTCACCACACTCACATCGTGGAGCTCCACGGCGAGAAGACTGCGCACCCGTTTACCGTCCACCAGATCCCAAGCGTCTTCACTGGTGGTGAAAGCAAAGCTCATCTGCGAGACATCGCCTCTGGCCATGACTGCCATTAAATCAGCAGCATATTGGGTATCGGGCGGGTCGATGGTAACCTTGAGCCCTGTCGCATCGCTCTCGAGTCTTAGCGTGCCCGAGACGGTGCGCCCGAGGATGAGGCTCGGATTATGATCAATGAGCGCCCTCACATCGGGGTTGCTGTCGAGGGAGCGGGTGAATGCACCAGGGCGAACGAACTCCCGAAAGCCGCCAAGGTCTTCGCTCGAGAGATCGTACTTGGCCGCATAGCCGATGATCTTCTGCGCTGCGACATCGACTCGGAGTTCGGTAGAGAACCTGCGTTCAATCGTATTAGTTTTCATCTTTGACCCCTTTCATGGTGTTGATCTTTTCGGAAACTGCTTCGGCAAGTTTCGCTGCGGTCACACTGCCTGAGAAGTCCAACCAGGTCGAGCGGAACTGGTCGAGGTGGCGCTGGACATGGCCATCGAGATCGGTGGTCAAGCCAAACGCTTCCAAGACGGGTGCATACGCACTCACGACGCGGGCCCGATGCTCGGCACAGAAGTGATCAAGCTTGGTTAAGAACTCTGCTGGTTTGTTGGCGAAGCGCTTCACGGCGCTACACTCCACATTTTGAAGGCGTTCGCCTGCATCGTCAAGAAGGCGTAGGATGATCGACTCATGAGAGCGAGCGGGTGTGGGTGCCACGGGTGCCACGGGTGCGGGCACGCTGTCAAGCCCGTTGAAGATTTGATCGACCACCGCTTGCGACAAGAATGGGAACGAGGCAATTGCAATCGCCTTGGCCGATGCGATCGGGATGAGCTTCATGCCTACCTGAGTAACCAAGTCAACAAGACTGGTGATCTGTGCGCCGTTCAATGCGGTGCTGGCGACATCTGCCCCTGCTGCTGCGGGTGCTGCGATTGCTGTCGGGTCTTGGGTCTCGGGTGTGGGCACTGCCATCAGACTCGGATCGGTTGCAGGCGCTGCCGTGGGTGCGGTGTTGATCGATTGCATATTCATGGGTTGCATATACACATCGCCACCCTCGATCGGGTTCATGTTTTCTTTTTCTCGGATCTCGTTCACCGACAGCCAGCCCCAGTTGCGAGCGACCGAGTACGACTGATAACGGGCAGCGATCTCGCCCCGTAATTTCCCGTCTACATTGAACTCAAAAAAGAAACTCCCCTTGTCTTTCGGCCTGATAATTTTGCGATTAAGCTGCTGCTCCCAACGCACTAGCCACGGGCGCAGGGTATCCACGACGAAGCTGATTTCCATCTGTTCGAGGGAGTTGTAGCTCGTCTTGGAAAGATCCTTAAGTTTGTTCGGTGGTAGGTTAAACCAGCGGGCGATCTCGATGATTTGAAACTCTCTCGACTGCAAGAACTGCGAGTCATCGGGAGGCACGCCGATGGCTTCCCATTTGAGGCCCGCTTCCAACAGGGCGACCCTGTGAGAGTTTGCACCACCGGCATGAAGTTCTTCAAACGATCTGCGAAGGTTCTGCCTTGCTTCGGGTGAGAGTTGACCAGGGAAAGTCAGCACGCCACCGGGCCGAGCTCCTCGGCCAAAGTATCCAGCACCGAAGCTTTCAATCGCCATCGATAACCCGATCGACTGTCGGGCCAACCCGATCACGCTGAT